TTATGCTATAGTCAAAAACAATGTAACTGTTTCGGTTCTGTCTTCGTGTTTTTCAATCTTCCAATGGTCGTAATAATATTTTTTTGTATCAATCAAAATATATGGTTTAAAGCCTATATCTCTGCCAAAGTATTTAAAATTTTCCATTGCCCAGCGTCTCATTACATCTGCCGGAGTGTAGTTCTGACTCTGATAATATTTTAGTTTAATTTCGTAGTTTGTCATAATAAAAACTCCTTTATTATCTTGATTTTTGCCCTATGGTGTGATACAATAAAGGAACAAGGGCAGAGAGTTCGCTCTATTGCTTTTTGGTTTATAGAGTGTTTACAAGTTTGCGAGGCGAGTAACACTCTATTTTTTTATTCTTCTAAAAATTCCTCTATAGCCTGATGTAGAACTTGACTATAACTTATGCCCATATCGTCGCATTTTTTCTTGTAGGCTTCGGCAATATCTTTTTTAACCGATAATGAAAATCGTGTATAATTTTTTTCATTGTATCGCCTTTTTACTGCTGATGATGTTTTCCCCATTGTTTCACTTCCTTTTTTTACATAATGCATAAATTATTATTAGCAATGTTATTGTACCGATGCTGAAAAAAATTATTGATAAATAATTCCATATATTCATAACAATTTAATTGACAATGATTTTTAAAGATGTTATAATTAAGAAGGCTAAGGGCTCGACTTAGCCCTCTTAATATAAGATTACTTACTTTGCAAGTAAGCAACAAGCGAAGAGATAAGACTCAGAAGATAACTTAGAACGGTAACGACCAAAAATTCAATTATTTTTTCAACTATTAAATTGATTATTTTGTTGTACCATTCTTTTATCGATTTTCTTGTAGTCTTTTTCTTTTGCTTTTTTTTCATTGCCTTTGCTCCTTTCTAAAGATTTTCATCGTGTCCTGTCCCTTAAGTCTCTTTCATTGTATCATACTTGCGTTAGTATGTCAATACTTTTTTTAAAAATTCCTAAAAAATTTTTTTCAGAGTGGGACAAAACGGCTTTATAATGCTACTTTACTGTTGAAAATTTTTTTTATTTATGCTATAATATAATTGACCGAATAAGAAAAAGCCTTTGATATTCTGGCACAATGTCAAGGGCTTGAACGGTCGGCGAATTTAATTATGTCGGTGGTGTAATTATATCACTATTCCCCTATATAGTATATAAAACACTTTATATTATAAATATCTTCCCCCATTATATAAACCTGCATTTATTATGTGGGTTTTTTATTTTTGTTTTTTATTTTAAAGTTTATTGTTTATCAGGTTAGAAAAAAGGGGGAAAACAGACCATTTCCGTATTTTCTTTTTGTCTATGGTTTCTATATATATAATAAAAAAATAAGTTCGTACCAAGAAGTATCTTCTAATATGCAACACTAAATATAGTCAAAAGCCTTTTTCTTGTTGTATTTTGCAACAAATGACACAAAAAAAGCATTATTTTTTATCCAAAAATCGAATTTTGTATAAAAACTCTTATAAGTGCATTCTTCCTGTTAGCCTATAAATTACCTATATTTAATTCTTTTTTATTGCATAATACGAAAATGCATATTTTTAGTAAACTTCCTGTATACCTTAAGAATACCGCTTATTTTATTACTTACTGCCTTTTATTTTTATATTTTTATTTCTATTATTATAAGTCTATCTGCATTATAATTTATATAATAGCACGATAACAAGCACCCCCCCACCTATCCTAAAGGCGTGGTTCTCTGGCAGGTGGATATCCATACATCAAGGTATCCGTGAAAACAAAAAATGACTAAAAAACAAATCTCTTCTATCTCGTGTGATATATTCAATATTTTCTTATAAAAAAAGGGCCTTAATGGCCCTAATTTTATTTACTGAGAAACATATTCTTTAAGTTTCACATTTTTTTCTATTTGTGCTTTCATTTCTACCAAAGCATTATCTATCATCTTCGAGAAAAGAGAAAATGGCAGTATTTTCGAAACAAAAGGGAATGCATATATAAATTCATCATATACTTGTCTTAATTTAAGTTGTCCCATTTTTGAGCCTAAATTTCTTTCTGCCTCAACAACTGCATAAAGCAACCATTCTTTTATATTTTTTCTTTCGTTTATTACGAAAAAGATAATACCAACAAGAGATAAAATTATTAAAATAATATTATGTAATTTATTCATTTTCTTTCCTACTTCCTTGTATCTTTATTTTTGCAAGTTGCCATAACTCCACGGTTGTAAAACCAAACCATGCACCAATTAAAGCAACAGGTTCTGAATTTGTTTTTTTAAATAAATATAAAACTCCAATTGTAAAGCAAGTGTTTGCTATTATTACAAACGCTACAACCAGTTTGGAAAATAAGCCTTTTTTCATTTTAAAAACACCCCTGCTATATATCCGCCTATTGCCGCTATAATTGAGGTAAGAAGGCTAGTTATTACCTGTTCCCAGCGTTTGCCCGGTTTTGATTTAATTTCTTCAATATCATCAGTGTTCTTAGTTATTGAATTTTTCATATTTTCAAAGTCGTGTGTATGCTGGCAAGGTGGAGTCTGATGTGTTTTTTCCTCAAGTTTTTCCATCTTTTCGTTCATCTTATCAGTGCTTTCTTTTAATGAGTGAATTGCTTCTGTAAGAGAATATATGCTATTGACAACTTCCTTCATTTCATCAATTCTTTTATGCGCTGATTTAAGGCTGCTTTCAATTTCCCCCAACTTATGCATTATTTCTTTTTCCATTTTCAGTACCCCTCTTTACTTATTCGCAAGTTTATGGAAAACCCAGTATAATTTACTGTTTTTCTTTTTTTCAATGTCTAAAAGATTTATAAATTCCTTTTCATTTTCCACACTGTCAAAACTTATTCCATATTTCCATTTAAGAGCATAGTCTATATCATTGGCCGAAGAAATATTGTTTAACATAGTTTTAAACTCCTTCCATAATTCATCATTTTCAACAAATGGTGCGGGACAGTTTTTCCCGGTAACATCATAATGTCTTATAACATTGTCTGCAGAAATACCATATTGTTTCATCAGTTCTTTTGTAAACAAAACTGCATTTAAAACAGTCTCATGTTTAAAATAATAATTAGCAAAATTAACATTTCCTATTTTCTTATCATTCTTTAAATTACCGTTATATCGAGAACACATCTCAATTCCTATACTGTTAGAATTTCTGCACTTATTATGCTTATATACTTTGCTTCCACAATGCCATGCAGTATCTTTTTCTTCTACTGACTTGCATATTTCTTTTTCATCTACGTAATAATGGGCAGAGGATGAAAGATTTGGGGTGTTCGAATAATAATCTAAGTTATTTTTTGCTGTATCACCGTCATTTGCAGTATAATGAATAACTATATATTTTATTGATTCAGTTCTGCCCTTTTTAAAATTTGTTTGATTTGCTTTAATAAATTCCATTACTCATCCCTCTTCATTGTATAATAGTATTTTGCTTTTCCACAATTTACAAACTCTGTTGTCATACCTGTTATATATGGATGAATATCCCTTGTTTGAACATGGCTGGTAATAGTATATACTTCCAGAGGAATATCCAAGTTAATACACATATTAACCTTTTCTTCTGTTAAGTTTCCAAAAACACAGTCGATAAATACTTCATTATCATCAGTTTTTAGCCCTATTGCAGAATTTATTATATCTTCAGTTATATCACTTACACAATATCCTAATCTTGCATTACTGCAATTACTTTTGATAGTATTTAATATATTAGCACTAAATGAAATCCATGTAACATTACCTAACATGCCATATTTTTTTAAAGTAAATAATAAATCGTCTAAATATTCCTGAGTTAACCCTGCTAATTGAATATAAGGGTGTAATCCTAAATTTTTACACAATTTAATAAATTCGTCAAAAGTCGGTATCTTTTCGCCTGTGAATTTTGGACTAAACCAACTACCAAAATCTAATTCTTTTATTTGTGCTAAAGTGAAGTTTTTTATACTACCTGTTCCATTAGAAGTTCTGTCAACTGTTGCGTCATGCAACAGAACAGGCACACCGTCTAAAGTCCATGCTATATCGGTTTCTACATATTTAAATCCCGCTTTTGCTGATGCTTTATATGCTGAGAGTGTATTTTCCGGAGCGACGGTATTAAGTCCTCTGTGGTTAATTGATTTTACTATGTAGTCGTAATCTGAAACTTTGTCATTTGCATTAAACTCTTCATATGGGCAGAATGCAGTCATTTCCCACCCCTCTTCAAATTTAATAAGAGCGTTACTGTAAGTTCTGGCAGAAAATCTTATATATTTGCAACCAGACGGAATTATCACTTTTACACATTGATATTTACCGCCGTCTTTAGTATCTTCGACAATATTATATGTTCCAACCCCTGAATATGTACTAGTGGATAAAAGCACACAATTTTCATCGTAATAACCAACTCTCATCCACGGAGTTGAATTAGCACTCTTAGGAAACCACGCTTGTATATTGTATTTTGAACTAAATATTTCTATATAATCCGATGTTTTCTCATTAGCTAAATCTGACGGATTAGTTAATTTACCATTTGAATCTAAATACCCTGCTACACAATCTTTATCGTTAAATAAATTAGGCTTTACATTATCTATCCTTTCCCAATTATAAACACCATCTTTTGCATTAACACATTTATATACCGACATATGCGTTGTATCAATTCCTAACATCCCGACTGCACCTATTGTTTTGTCAGTTGGTCTTGAATTAAATTCTATACAGGGTATCTGTTTTGCTTCTACACCAAATAAATCAAAAGATTTTACATAATTCATTATTATACCTCCTTAATTATTGCTTTGTTGTTTTCTATATCTATATATATATTTTGTCTGATATTGATTTTATAATCAATCTACCATCTTCTATATCAGAAGTTATTTTATAAGATATTGATTCTATATCTTTTTTCAAAAGTTCTATACTATTTAATATCGGATCAATCTTATCTTCTAATGCACCCTGAACATCCTTTTTAAAATCGGCAAACTCAGACTTATCCGTTTTTTCGCTAAGTTGGTTTACAATCTTTAAATCAAGATTATAAACATCTAATTTGTCTGCTTTGTTCTTTACTGTTTTAGATAATTCCTCTGAAAAAGAAAGGTCAGTTTTATTTTCCATAATATACTGTATTGTATCCTGATAATTATCATCAATTACCCCCGTAGCGTTAAGACTGTCATTAAAATAAAGAGAAATCATATTTGACATAAACACTTTTTTACCTAACTTTAAAACAAGTTGAATAGCTACCTCTTTCTCTTTAGTGAGTGAAAACGGAAGAGTGAAATAAAAGATTTCGTTTTCCAAATCTCCTACAACTGTTTGTGTTTTTACACCGTCGCTTTTTAAAATATCTAAATATTTATAGAAATTTTTATATTCTTTGGGAATAATAAACTTAAGCTGTGTAATCGAGTTTTCTCCGTTTATTCCGCCATAAATTTCTTCGCATTTTACACTTCTGTCTTTTTCTACAATAATCTCAATAATATGCATAAACTCCCCCCCTTTACATATAGTCCTGAATACCTAAATATATAGCAGCATCGTTAATTATATAGTCAGAAATATTATACTTATGTTGCCAACTCCTTAATAACTTAAATGCCTCATCGGTAGAAAACTTTATGGTTCTGTTTCCGTAACTGTCATAATGAACCGATCCTATCTGGTTTTTTATACTTTCGGCAATATCTTTGGAAGACATTTTAGATAAAACTTCATCATCTGTACCGTTTGTCGAGCCTCCCTTTGAGCCCTGGCTTTTATAGGAAGAGCCAACTTGCCCTGATTTAATCTGCAAACCTAATTGTTCATTTCTAAGGCCTTTTTCTATTAAGTCCTGCTCGTACATCTGAGGCTTGTATTTCATTTCAATTTCATAACTTCCCTGTTTTCTTAAATCGTCTCTTTCGTCTAAATACGCTTTACGGGCGTTGTTATTTTTTTGCTCATTATACTTTAGATACTCTAAGTTTAAATCGTCAAGTCTTCTTCCTTCATTAAGAGTTTCTTTAAGAGTGTTCTTTAAAATATCAGTTTTGTTACGCGCCATTTCCGCTTCGGCATCAAAATATGCTTTTTCTATTTCGCCTTTTATTTTGCTTTTATGCTCTTCCCTTTTTTCGTCAATTTCTCTTAAGCCTTTATTATACTCATTCATATTATCAAACCTTTTGGAAATTGCATATCCACCTGCTGTGTGATTACCTGTATTTGCAATATCTTCTTTTAATTTTTTAAGTTGTTTACCATTTGATAAAGTCAGGTTATCTTTCATTTTATTATAAATTTTAGGAATATTTTTAAGTTCCTCTTTTAAGGTTGAAACCTTGCTTTTTACAGCATTTGATATTATTTTGTTCTGTGCTTTAACTATTGAGTTTGTTGCACTTTTTAAATATTCTTTTTGGTCATATGGTTTTAGTTCATTTTCGTTTATATTATTCATATTACCCTCCTTAAAGCAATCTTGTCTTTACCAGATGATCGCCTATTCTTTTATATAAAAAGTTATCCTTTAAAAAGAAATTAAAATTCTCATTTTTGGCCACTGTCATAACTTTTGGAATATATGTTTTATCACTAAGCACAAGCACATAGGAATTTATGATAAGTAAATTTCCGTTATCATAGCCTATTACTCTGTAATTTAGAGTAATCATCTGATTAAAGTCTTTGTTTTTAATTATTTTTTCGCCTAAGATAATATCTTCATCGGTAAAGAGTATCTTAAAATCTTCTTTCTTTGAAAAACTGCCTAAAATTTCATAAGATTCCAACTCTTTATCTGATACATTTATTTTATATAAATAACAGGTGCTTTCAGACAAATTTGTAAAAACTATATAAATATCATTTTCATCTGTATTGGCATCATAGACAAGGTAATTATCCCCCTGTTTCGGGAAAACGGTTATACTGTTATAAAAATTAAACTCATTATCTTCCCTGTTGTATTTAAAAAATTCAAGTGTTCCCTCTCCTGATACCACAGTAAGTTTTACCATAACAATATTGTCGTCGTTATCAATATAGTAAGTATTATAGTTATTAAACTCTTCTTCTGAAATTTTTATGGTTTCTCCGTTTTCTAAATTAACTTCGTAAAGATTTTTACCTGATTTCACATAGTGTTTATTACCTTTGGTTTTCCCCCAGATTGTAGAAAGAGTGTAAGGGCCGATATAATCTTTATATGTATTTATATCCCCCATCTTTTCTATCGGTAAGTAATGAGAAGACGGAATATTATTTATATTTAGCGTATCACTGCTAAGAGGTGCAACAGAATCAGGCGAAAATTTTTCTGTTGTGATTTCTCCGTTTTTTATTTTCCCCCTTGTTACACTTTCATTTTTTAATTTATATTCGTCAATAGACCCGTCAGGCACGTTATTTAAGGCAATATCATTTAACTGCCTTTTAACATCTTTTATCTGGGTAAAAAGATTATCCCCTTTAACCCCCTCTATATCAGGGCTTTTTATAAATTCCCCTCCGCTTTCTCCTTCTTTATTACAATTTAGAGTATCTATAACGCTATTTATAAAATCTTTTGTCTGATTGTGCTGTCTTTGGAGAATTTCTCTTGCATTTGCAGGTGTGTCTTCGTAAAAATCCCCGTCTAAAAAACCTCCCTCGGGGTCAAACTTAAACTTTTTAAATTCCATTAAAACGCACACTCCTTTCTATTGAATAAGTTATGTTTATATCGGAAATATTCATTTGAGAATTTTCCTTATCGTTTGATAGTTTTATCATTAAATATTTTGTTCTTCTGCTTGTTACTCTCCTTTTTATAATAAAGGAAAAAAGATTACCGCAGAATGTAAACTTAGGAAATGCAAAGTTAGTGAAGTTAAACTTATTTAAGTGAAACTCGCTTTCTCTTTTTATTTTTCCGTTTTCATCAAATATCTCAAGTTTTATATAAGAATTATGTATAGATTTTAATGACAAGGATATGTCATATATTGTTTTAAAATACTGCGGTGCATTAAAGTCAAAGGCTTTGGTGGTTACATATGCCCTTATCGGTGCTTTAATATCAAAATCATAGAGCACATCCTTAAAGTAGGAAAACCCGTTCTTACCTGCAAGATATACCTCTTTATTAAAATAAAGGAAATCTTTTGCATAAATATTATCCATTAAAAACCAACTCATATTTTCAGGCTTTAAACCAATATAAAAATTTGTGCTTATATTAAGAACATAAGTATAGTGTGGGGTTACTATATAAAACTTACCCCTTGAAGAAAATGCAACGCTTTCCTCTAAATTCTTACAGGACAGCAATCCCTTATCGGTTGTTCTTCCGTTTATATTTTCGGATATACATTTAACATTCTTTTCGTCTTTTATATTGGTGGAAGAAAGAGTCATCACTCCCCAGATACTGTTAAGCCACACAAGTTGGTTATCAACTGTTGAAAGGGTATATTTACAGTCGCATCCTATATCTGAGTTAAGTTTGGAAATTTTAAAATTAACACCTGAATCTGTCAGTTCATAGTAGGCAATATATATGCTTTTTTTCTTAAAGAAAACAAGCCCGTTATATTGTTTTCCCATACACATTATAGGGTCAATATCGTCTCCTAAAATATCGAACTGGTTAACGGGAAAATATTCAGGGTTTTTAACATCAGAATAAAAGAAGGTGTTTAAATAATCGCTGTTTCCTGATAAAAATACTCTTGTTCCCTCACTGATTCCTGAACTTAAGCCACCAAAAGTTTCTGCTATTGTGCAGTTTGTTATCATCATTCGCTCGTTTGAAACATCTGTTCTTTTATATATTATTTCAAGGTCATTATGCCCTTCTTCCAATTCTCTTGAAAATTCTATATATCGCCTGTCTTCATTTACCGTAAAATCTGTTATTTTTTTTGACTGAAAAGAAATTTCAATATCAGAAAAATCTATCGGTAAATCCGGCAGAAATATTTTTGATGTGGATGAAGTTGTATTATATGTAACCTTAAAATAAGGGGATATATAATTATGCCTTTCAAGTTCGTCGCCGATAGTTTGTGAATCGCAGTTTATAAGCACGGTTGGAATATATCCTGTAACCTTTTCGCATAAGACTTTTTCCTCTTTTACACTTATTTTATAATACTCGCCTGTTCCTATATAATACATATAGCCATTATATATAAAGAAAGTGCCTTTCTTTTTTTCCACCTTGGAAATTAAGATATCTGTTTCTTTAGTTACATAGTTATATGCCTTGATTTTACTTCCTGCATGATATATAAAAAAGTTATAAAAGCCCTCTTTTGCACAGGATATAATATCGTCTTCTTCATTAAAAAGCATTAACTGCCCTTCTCTTTTTTTAAGCATATTCCCCTCATAGTACATATTGAGCATATCGGGCGACATATTATCAAAAATTTTATTTTCGCTTTTATCTATCATAATGCCACCGTTTAAACTTGCGACAGTATAGTTTAAAGGTTTATACGCCAAATTAGGATACATTATTTAACACATCCCTTCAATAGCATCATCGCTTGAAACTGTTTCTTCATTATGCTTAAAATTTTCAATCATATGCTGATATTCATACATTAAAAGATTATATTTATCATTCTCTCTGTCAAAAGCACATAGCATGGCACCTACAAAACAAGGAATAATATTTTTTAAAACATAATTATCAAGAGGAACATCTTCCCCCTCTTTATAAAAATCAGGGTCAATTATTTTTTTGTTTTCAAGATGTGCAAATTTCCTTATTGCATGTTTAATTAAAAATTCACTTTTCTTTTTATGCTTATTCTTATATTCGCTGTCTATAAAACCTGTTGCATCATCGGTTTTTTCTGCAATATATAAAGAAATATCATATATATCATTTATTGTCATAAATCCTCCTTTTTTTAAATAAAGCAGGATTTATGGAAAATCCTGCTTTATTTTTTGAAATTATAGGCCAAATGCAAACAATTCTATACTGCTGGAGGTAACCCCAGAAATATTTAAAACAATATATCCTGCATCTTCTCCATGAACATTTTTAAATCTTCCTGTATCTTTTAAATTGATTAAAGTTTCGCTTCCTTTTTTAACATCTACTGCCATATCTCCCATTGCAAGTACACTGTTACCGCCTTTTATAATAACTGTACCGTCAGTTGTGGCATTGTTTTTTACAATAATTCCAAACCCTTCATCATGGTCAGGCACTTTTATTTTCACAGTATCTTCACAAGCCGAAAATTCAACTTCAGCACTTGTAAGATTATATAATGATGTTGTTGTAATATTCATTTATTTCGCCCTCCTTTTTATTCTTCGCCTTTTGAAAACTTAATAACGCAGATTTCTTTTGGTCTTATAACCTCTCCACCATATACAACAAGCCCTTTCATAGCATCTGCAAAAAGATGGGATGGTTTAACTCTTTCAATCTCTTTTAATGTAAGAGCAAAGGCATATGCAGTGGTTGTTCTTGCGATACAGTAATCGAAATTACCGTCGTTATAAATGTTATTTGTCATATATACATCAAAATCAAGAAGTTTTCCGCAAAAACCTTTTCTTAAAATTTCAGAATTATTAGTATCTGTTGTAACTAACATCTTCTGAATTTTTTCAAACATTAAAGGGGAAACTTCTAAAACTCTTTTATCTGTCGGTGCGTCTGCCATATTAAGAAGAGTCTGAGCATTTAAAATATAATCAAATATATTTTTGCTTGTTGCACCCTCTGCATCAATAATATTGGAAGTTGATTTTTTAAGATTATTATAAATTGATTTATAGATAAATCTGTCTGTATCAACTGCAATACTTCTTCCTGCTTCTTCTAAAAGTGCTGTTTCATAGTCAATATCTGTTTTAACTCTGTCTGCACGGTCAATTTTTTTTGCAAAATATTTCTGCTCGGTAAGTCTTACATTTACTGCAGCATCATCAATATTATCAAAATTTATATTCTGACCGTTATAGTCCATAAGGTCTACCTGACCTAAAGTTACCACTTTAATAGTGTCGCCTTTGTTTTTCATTTCTTCGCTGTAGCCTAAGTATGAATTTTCTGCTGCAACTGCATTTCCTTTACGGGAAATTTCTATTTTCTTAGAGTATAATAACTCTTTTCCTGATTGTATTCCGTTTGCCATAATTATCTGTCTCCTTTTTTATACTGTTTTAAGATTTTTGTGAAATTTTTATTAAATTCCTTATCTGACATATTTCTTATAAGTTCGTCAGTAAACTCTTCTTCCCTTTCAGGAAGACCAGCAACACTGCCTGAAGAAGAATCTTCATTTTCTTTATTGCTTTTTGTTGCGCTTTTTTCTTTAAGCATTTTTTTAAGTGTAAGTTCACTGTAAACATCCTTAAGAGGTCTTTTAGATTCTTCCCATTCTTTTAAAATTTCAGGGTCGATTTCCCTTTCGTCAATATCAGGATAAATTTTCTTAAACTCACTTATTTCGTCATTCTTTTTCTTAATTGGAATAAGTTCTTCCTTTTCTTTTTCAAGTGCTGTAATTTTTTCTTCCATATCCTTTAATTTTTTTGCATATTCAAAAGGAATGTTATTGTCTTTTGAGAAAGATAAGATATCTTCTTTTACGCTTTCTTCTTCAAGACCCAAAATTAGTTCTTCTGAAGAAATATTAAGTTTTTTTGCTATCTTTTCCAAACCTTCGTTTATTTTTGTTAAATTTTTAATTTCTTCTGAAAGTTTAGTGTTTTTCTCATTAAGTTTGTCATAGTTCATTCCTTTTTGTGCCAGAGTTACGGAATCTTCATAAGTTAGAGGGATTTTTTCTCCGTTATATGTAACTTCCATAAAAGGCTCATTTTTAATTTTTTCACTCATTTAAAATACCTCCGTTAATTTTATTTTCTTCAATAAGTTTTTCTTTTGACGGTAAATATCCGTCAGGAATTCTTTCCAAATACTGAGTAAAGCTGATTTTTTCAGCCATAAGAAGTTTATCCAGCGTTTCAATAGATGTAAGTTCGCTAAACTGGGATGACGGTCCTGCATCTACTCTTAAATTTAGAACATTGTCTTTTAATTTGGAAAAGTCGATAGTTGTTATAACTTTTTTTCCATTATCATCATAAGAAATAAGTCTGCCTGTTTTATAGTAGGATGAAATAAAGTCCATTATTATTCTTCCCATATCCTCTATCATCTGATAAAATCTTAGCCTTATACTGTCTAAAGGCACATTTGATGCTTCTCTTACTGCTATAAAAGCACTTGTGTTATTGGTTGAAACATTACCTAAAGATGCATCGTTAACTCCCATCATTTCTTTGGTGTAAGAAATGGTTAAATCAATAAGTCTGAATAAATCGGAAGAAACAGACGGTGGGTTTAAGTATTTTACTGCCCCCTCTGTATTTCCGTTTACAGATATTACTCCTCCAATGGTATTTGTAGGTTTTTTCACACGGGAATTATCATATATCATCTTTGGAAAGGAAAATAACATTGAGTTAAGCATAGCCTGAGCAAAGGCTTTGTTTATAAAAAGTTGGTTTGGTTTTAAACCATATACTTCACTAAGGCCATGAACACAGTTCTTTCTTTCCTCCCAGTTCATAAAGGCTATCGGATAAAGGGTTAACCTGGTATTTGTTTCGTCCTTTATCACTACATTTTTTGTAACCTTTTTAAATAATACTGTTCCGTCTTCGTTTTTATAGAATTTTATAAGCGCGGTAGTTTTGTCCAGTCCTTCAAGTTCAATTTTTGACATATCCCCTGCACTGTAAAAATCATCTGAATCGGGCAGAATAAGTTCAGCCTCTTCCCTTGTACATCCGTTTTTTATAGCCTCTTTTTTTAAGTTGGATGTTAGTTCTCTTACCTTAATAATTATATAAGGCTGTCTTTGGATGTCTGCTACATTAGGGTTTCCTGGAAAAAAGTTTACATTATCCACTGCTTCGCAGTTGATATCTCCTATATATTCCTGCCCTGTTTTTATATTAGAGTCCCAGTAAAAATAAAGTATGTAGTCTCCTGACAGGGCAGCATCCCTTAAACCACTCTGGTTTTTCTTATCAATCTTAAGTCTCTCCCATATGGTTTCTATAAGTTTTGTAAGAACAATACCTATCTGGTCGCCGTTAAAATCATCCTTTACAAGCGACCCGGAAGAAACAGTAATTGATGTAGGATTTGACTTTAGTGCAGAAACTTTATACTGAATAACCCTTTTAATTAAGTTAAACACCGGTTTAGGCATATTTTTAACATTAAGACCTGCCCATTGGTCTCCGTTAAAAAGTCTGTGTGCTTCATTTACAGTTTTATATAAATTTATATTGTTTTTAAAGGCAACGCCTCTTTCATATTGTGTATAAATATCGTTGGGAGAATTACTGAACATTTTCCTCACCTGCCATTTCAAATTCATAATTTAGCATTTCTTCATATTCTTTGGCAAATTTAGAGTCATTAGACTTTTCTTCCCTTTTTGTAACGGGCAGATTATTATTTATATAAAAACTGTCTTTTATTCCCTGTCTGTAAGCAAAAAACACAATTAAACTTACAGATAAAAACATTAAATTTTCTACTATTTCCATTTAATCATAAAAACTATCTATTACATCTTCATCAATAAACAGTTCTTCCTCCTTTTTATTATTGTTAAAACTAAAGTCGTGATAAAATAAATTTTTCTCACTTTCATATTCCGGCCCTGATAAAATATTTACTAAAAAATATCTTAAAGCATCAGGTGCGTGTGTTATATCGTGGGGAAATCTTGCAACATCTGATAAATTTTTTTCATCCTTTAAAAGTTTAGGGATGGAATCTATAAGATTTACACAACTTCTTGCAATTTTTAGTCGGGAGGTAAGTTTACTATCACAAACAACAGGCTTTAGAAATTCTTTTACTGACAGCCATCCGTTAACACGGTTTTTGCTTGATTTTACTAAAGGTATACCATAACTTAAAAATATATCCGCAATGCTTCTTCCGCTCTCTCTTTGCCTGTTCCACATATCAAAGGGAGCATAAACACATCTTATATTCTCATTTTGTATATATTTTTTTATTTCTTCTGCGGCTTTGGATACTATAATATCCTTTTTATATATCTCTCTGTATACATATACATTAAGAAATCTGTCCACCCTGTAAAAGTAACAGGCAAACATATCAAGCCCATAGTCAAAAGATGCATAATAGTCATATTCGCTGTCAAATGAAATTTCCATATCTTCTACTGTGTGAAGATTATAGGAAAATTCGCTAAAATAACTTCCTGATGCTATTCCCCACTCGCCCTCTCCTACAATTTTATAACTTAGAGGGTCTTCAACTTTTAATTTTTCAAACATCTTAGTATCATCTTCTGATAAAAACTCGTTGTGATAGTAATTCCTTGTTATTGCAAGAATATTTTTATCCTTCCTGTCAAAAAACCGTTTTTTTATCCACATTTCACACCAGGGGTTTAAAGTTAAGGTGATTTGCGGAAAAAGAGATTTGTCTAAAATTCCCCTTATGGAAAAATCAAGTTTATTAAAATTTTCTTCATTGTCTACCTGATATGCTTCTTCTATCCATACCCAACACAAGTATCCATGGCTTACAGTTATTGAGGTTATGGAATCGGGGTTATCAAACCCACGAAACAGTATCTTTTGACCTGTACTTTTAACCGTTATTTCCAATGGGGAAATTTTAAAATCAAAAAGGTGTGTTACCTTAAGCCTTTCACATGCTTTTTTAAGTTCGGAAAACTGACTGTCTTTTAAACTGTTATAATATTGTCTTACACATAAAAGATTGGCATTTTTATATTTTAAAAGATGATATATAAACCAGAGTGCTGAGGTTGTAGACTTTTTACTTCCTCTTCCTCCTTTTACCACTCTGTATCTTCCTTTAAAATTCCAGAACTCTTTATAGTTTTTCCCAACAGTTTCTCCTATGTTTACAACTACTTTCTCAATCGCAAACATCCCCTTTAAAAATTACTGTGGGAAAAGATCCTTCATCCTTTTTTCCTTTTAGGGTTGTGATACTTAAAATTTCCTTTGCAGCACTTATTTTTACCTTTAAGTCTTCGGCGCCGTAAATTATCTGGCTTAAGGCTTCGAGTGCTTCTTCGGTATATTTTTCGTATCTTTTTTCTTTATCCATTTCTTTCCTCCTCCCGTGATTTTATTATATATTTTTAAAATTTTATTTTTTCTCATATTCGGATATTAAAAAAAAGGCTCTGTAAAGCCTTTTAGAAAACTTATTTTTACTCTTTTTAAAAAAATGAAGCCGACATTTTGTCAGCTTCGGTATTTAAAAACTATTACTCCGGCAACCATAAGAATTATTCCTATATACTTGGTAGCATCAAAAGGTACTTTCTGTGCACCGAAAAGACCAAATGCATCAATTAATGCGGCTACAACAAGTTGAGAAATAAGTATTACCGAAATAGCAATAGTTGGGCTAAGGTTGGCTATTGAAAGCATTACGGTTACTGTTATAAAAAAACCTATAACTCCGCCTAAAAGATATAATTTATTACACTCACCAATTTTTGATATATCCCCTTTGCCAAATAAAAACATACTTATAATTGCAAGTAAAAATGCTGACCCCTGAACAATAAGATTAGATTCAAAAAGCCCTATTTTTTCACTTACGCGAGTGTTAAACACTCCCTGAATACTCATCAACGCTCCTGAAATTAAAGCAAATATAAATCCCAT